TTATCAAAAACATACTTAAACAAGGCTCTGGTAGCCCAAGGTGGTGTAGGAAAATCATCAAGACTGTTTATAGGCTCAAAGCGTTGAGACATAATAGCATGGGATTTATTTTGCATAGCGATATATTATTAAACCTCAAATAACTCCTGAGACAAAACCCTAAAGGCTTTTTCTGCAACACCTGGAACAACACCATTTCCAAGTAAACGTAATCTATCTATTCTGTTTTGATTTGTGTCCACCCCACTGGCAGACCCATTAGCTGTTCCACCCAATTTGGATTTAATACTGCTAATGACTCTTGGTTCTTCCCAGTCGTATTGGGGTTCGTTTGGTCTTGAAGGCCATTGAGCATTATAGCATTCGGAAGTTGATCCACTTGAGTCGCCAATCCGTTGCTGTGTCTTTTGTCTTTGTTCGGAGAATTGTCCACATACATCGAGTCGAAGTGTGCTGTCGGAGTTGGCCAGTTGACTATCACATTGTTCTCCAGACTTTCCACGGCATCCCTCAGTTTGACTGACCAATTCTGTCCTTTGGTGTTCTTCCGATAAAACTGACCTGTCTCGCTGATGCTTGCCGGAGCTAATCCTCCCTCCGCATCCGAGGTTCGTGCTGTCGGCCAGTTCACTGTTATGTTGTTGACCTGTTCTGTGAGGCATCCCTCCACATACTTCCTGCCAATGCTCCTGCGATACGCCTCCCTTTTTTTCCTGCCGTGTGGTGTTCTGTCTATATCTGTTGTTGTCGGTGTCAGCCAGTTGATTACTTGCCCTCGCAGATGACCCCATTCTATATCGTGTGGCACTCCGTTTTTTTCTGGCTTCATGTTGGCTTGGTTTGAATCGCTTGTGTTCGGAGTAGCCCATGATAAAGACGCGTTTTCGTTGATGTGGTGCGCCAATTTCTTCCGCTGAGAATACTCCTGCCGTTGCGCGATAACCCAGCTGTTCCAGGCTTGTGAGGACATACTTGAGAACGGAGTCACCGTTTCCTGTTTTTGTGCTGATGATTCCGTTAACGTTTTCAAAAAAGACAGCTGACGGTCTGCATTGTTCAATTCCGCGTTCGATGAAAGGCCACAAATGGCGTTCGTCTTCGACACCTTTCTTTTTTCCCGCCTGAGAAAATGGCTGACAGGGAAAGCCGCCACTAAGGATGTCCACGCATCCACGAAACTGTCTGAACGGGAAGGTTTTAATGTTCGTGTGAACAGGTGCCGCATCCAACTGCTGCGCTTCAATCTTGTCAACCAGGTTTTGGATTGCGAAGGCTTCGATCTCCACATAAGCGATTGTTCTGCATTCTGGCAAAACGCGTCTGAGTCCGAGATCAATTCCACCGTATCCCGCACACAAGGATATGTGTCTGATAAATTTTTGGGTATTATCCACACTAACTACAAACCCCAGCCTGAATCACTTTCACTCGCTTCACGTTCTGCTGGCGTATCACTCGGCTTGTACTTCTCACTCACCTTTAACCGTATGTACTTCTTGCCAGAATCCTTTGACACGTTGTACCAACCAGCAATCTCAAGTTCATCAACTTCCTTGCCACAAGCACAATTCAACGGCTTCACAAAACCCGTAACATCAGGATGATTGTCACCTTTCTTATGATCATTCTTAAACAAAACACCTTTACCTGGATCATTCTCCATGACAGTCCTTTCAAAAAAAAAAAAAATTTCTGGTGAGGGGGGTATATACGTACACATACCCCGCTTAATGTTGCGGCCCTGGGGGGGTATGGGATCGAAAAATTGGCTGAATTCTGCCGTTTTTTATCAGCGATATTACACGCTGTACTATTGCTTAGCCTGTTTTATCTTTTAATAACAATATATTATCATTTTCTAGTTGTTGATCTGGTACGGTTTTATGTACGGTTCTACGTTGTTTTACAGCTTCCAATAAAGAAACATGGCTATGTTCAATTGATCCATTAACGATCTTATGCTCCTTATTAACAATTAAACCATTTAACTTAGCTATAGCGTTTAATGCATTTAAAGCCACGTTGTATTGGCCTTCATTAAAAGAAGTATCATAAATATCTATCATTCTTTTTTCTAATTCTTTACTACCTAGCCGACTAGACCTGGATAAACGTTCTTTTTCTCGCTTTATAGCTAGTGCAACTATAGTGTTACTAAGTAATTTAGATGCATTTATTTGAATTGTTCTATTAGTGCTATTCTTACAATCATAGCTACGCCTATATGATTCACTCGCATTCCCCGAATTTATGTATTCATCTACGAATTTATGTTGTTTCATAGTCAATTGACGCATGTGTATAATTCCTATTGACACGACCTACGGCCGTATAGTAATGATTGTTTACTAACTTAATTAATGGAGGTTACTATTATGAATGATCAATACATATTTCATAGTGATGCAAGTCATGGCTGGATCGAGGTAAAATACAGCGAACTGGTCCGACTAGGCATTGACCATGCAATCAGTGATTTTTCCTATATTAAAGGTGATACGGTTTACCTGGAGGAAGATAGCGACTGGTCAAAATGGGATAAGGCCAAAAAACAACGCGGAGAAGCCTACAAGGTTATAGAACGCTATCAGAAAAATTCATACGTAAGAAATTATAGACGTTATACACCATTAAGAAGGAGTGCATAGCATGCCAAATCACACAACAAACGAAGTAGAAATATCAGGAAATAAGAAAACTATAGCTAAAGTTGTTAAGCTTATGACAACCAAGCATGAAGGTTCTGAATTTGAGGATGTTACCTTCAGTAAAATAATTCCCTCACCTGACTGGGACACAACACCCAACGAGAATGGTGAATTGCCAACTGAAGTAGAGGAAATTAAAAATAAGGAAGGCGATGTTGTCATGTCTGTTAAGAGATTCCCTTGTGGGAAAACAGATGACAGATGGTATCGCTGGAACATAGACAACTGGGGTACTAAATGGGATGCCTATAACACAGACATTCATGATTACGGTTCATCTGTTGTCATGAGTTTCCAAACTGCATGGGCGCCACCAGAAAATGTTGCAAAAGAACTAAGAAGAAGGTTCAACTCTATTGATATACAATGGATGTACAACCAAGAAGAAGATCCTCATTATCAATGGCAGGACCTGATGAATGAAATCTAAAAACATTAAGAAACGGGCGCGACTGGGCCAACTGGTCGCGTCTTTTTTTACCTTTTTTTTAGGATTTTTTATACATCAACCACACAATACCAGGAGATTACACCATGACTAAGCAAATAAAAAACGACTATGACGCATTAGTGGAAGCGTTACGCCTGGCAATTACTGCGCCTGATGACGACAAGGCCCAGGAATGCGTTGAAATTGCAGAATCTATAGCCGCTAATCTTACGGAATTAGAAGTTGCGCGGGCAAAAAAAGAAGCTGTATCTTTAATTGAGGAGATTAAAAATGGATAAAAAAACAATTATAGAAAGTTACAAAGAACATACATTTGATTTGGAAAGATATGATATTAAATACGTTGAGATAGGAGGTGAAAATTATTACCAATATTTTGATAAGGATTTTATTAGTTATGAAGATTTAATTTTTTATTTGAAAGATAATTGTTTTCACAAAACCGATGAAGAAATTCTTGATTCATTCGTATCAGATGATGAAGGAAAGTTTATTAATGAGCTAGCCGAGAAACGTGATCCCGAATACTACAATTCAGATAATTTTGATTTTGATATATATGAACGAGATAATGCTATATATACAGGTGAATTTGAAAAAATACCTTGTATTGAGACAGGTAAATTTTTGATTTTTAGAAGATGACTAATCAAGATGGGCTGGGAGATCAACCCCAGCCCGCATTGATTGGAGGTTACTAATCACCGATCAATTATATTCATCTACCACACAATGATCTACCACACAATATGGAGATTACACCACGATTTACCTAACAATATGGAGATTACACCGTGAAACTAATTGATACATCAAATAAAATGAAACAATGGCGTAAACGTTTAGGCATAACGCAAGTTGCAGCCGCAGAACTGTTAGGTGTTGGTGAACGTGCCGTTCAGCGTTATGAAGCAGAAGACCGACCAATATCAAAAACGATTGCCTTGTTAGCTGCTTACGTAGAACGTGATTTTAAAAACTAATGTTAATAAAATAAGGCGGTACATGATACGCCTGCGCTTTAACGGTGATAAACCCAACAATACCGATAACTGTTCCAACGGCTATGGCAATCAAGCTGGCAATTCCTATTTCCTGCCACATTTGTTCACGTTTAGCCTGTTTCAGCAGTTCTTTTTTCTGTTCTGCACGACTTCGGCTGATCTCAGCCTGCAAGGCTTCCCACGAACCAGGCTTTCCGTATAACTGGAATGCACTTCTAAGTTCATCACGTAAATTATCTATTTCTTGTTTACGGAAAAAATTATCTATGGCTTCACTTTCTGCACCACCAAGTTTAGAAAATATTGATTTTTTCTTTACTTCACTTTTGGCCTGAAGTGCCGCTTCACCTTTCGCATATTTAGCAACTGCACCTGATAAACTGCTTATGTCTTTTCCTATTTTAACTGCTGACATGATTGCAGCATGGGCTGACTTTATGCCAGCAAATGCAGTAAGTGGATCAATCATTTCTTGATCCTTATAAAAAAAACCCGCCTGCGTTTGATGGATGAAGGAAGGACAGACGGGATTAGTTGAGAAGGGGAACGGACATGAATCCATTACGGGGATTATGTCAAGGCTGATAGATACATCAACAGCTAATTCAGAACACTTAACGAACTAATGACGAACGTTTATCATTATTTTGCATGAGATACACATACTGATCCAAACTGTTTTTAAATTGTTGAATAATTATTGGATAATCTACCTGATATTGTGCAGCAATTACATCAGGTTTTATGTTTTCATGTGTAATTAAAACCGATAATTTCCATCGACACAAACGCGGTCGTTTACGTATCAACTTTTTAGACTCACTGTTGGCCCAAGGCTTATAATGTTCCTGCCATGCATTGCGTTCACCAGTTGTCATACGTGCAAACGGATCACGTAACGTACCTGTTGCCATACTTCGGTCATTCTCGATACCACCAGCAGGCAATAAACCACGATGTAACGTATGATACACATGAGCTATTTCTTCTGCTGCTTTTTCCTGGTCAAGATCAATCACGCCATTGTAAACCAAACTAGGAAGAACATTAGGTTGCAGTTTAGCCAGTGTTTCTGGTGTAGGTGCAATACCTTTTTCACGTTTTGGTCTGCCACGTTTTTTTGTTTTCAAGGTCTAAATCCTTCTTCCTTCAGAATATGCAATGGTATTTCGCATCCTTCACTTTCAGGTTTAGGCCCGTAAATATTTGGATACCACGTACCATCCTTTTTATATTTTTTAAGTCTTTCTTGGAATATGTAATTGGGATCAATTTTAGTTTGTGTTGCTTCATGTTCTTCAAAGTCTTCAAAACGATCCTGATTAAGATACGTTGTTGGATGACAGTAATTCTGATCTTTAGGTTTCGTGATGATGTAGTTGTTTGTTGCTGCAATAAGTGCATCAAGTGATGTGGATTTGATCTTCTTGGAAAACAATTCGGCTGCTTTTCGCTTTCCGACCTTCAATGGATACAGATTCCACCATTTTATAAAGTCTTGATTATAAAGGTCTTTTACGCTGACCGTATCGCTGACCGTATCGGTGACTGGTACGGTCTTATCTATATCTATATATATATCTTTATCTTTACTATTTAGTTTTTTAGTATTTTTCTTTTTATTTTGATTTGTTTTTTCGGCTGCACGCTTCCGAGATGCATACATATTTTTTGCTTTTGTTAAATCTGCATCCACGCGCTTGTGAAACCATTCACCATCTTGAACAGTAAAAAAATCCTGTATGACTGGTCGTATCTTTTGCCATTGTTCAGGAGACGATTTAGCAAATTTTGCCAGCAAATAATCATCATCAGGTAATGGCTTTTGAGTTATCCAGTACCGACCAAGTAATAAAAAATATGCACCATGTTCACAGCAATCCAAATGCGTTGTGTCAGCATGGTAATCAGGCCAATTTACCGGCATGTAAAATAATTTTATTTCTTCACGCAATACCGTACACTCGTTTTTTCCTTGTTGAAATAATCCGCAATGCGAGAATACGTCAGTCCTGCATTACGTAGTTTTTTGTAACACCAGGTTCGGGCCTGTATCAGATTATCGTTTTGCTGTGCAGACGTAAGCTGTGCAACTGATCCTAAATTGTATTTACTGACCGCCTGTTTTTGTAAATGGTGTACGAGATTACGTTGAACAGGATCAATT